AGTACCAATACCAAAGTGCTTTCGTTGCTGACCAAGAAGTAAATCTTTTGGCAGCCCTTACTGAAATTATGTGTGAGTGTAAATTCTTATGACTATTAAATTAATTCGTATGTCCTCTGGTGAGGATATTGTTGCTACTGTTGTTGGTGAAGTAGAAGATGCTATTCAAATTAAAAATGCTCTAGTACTAATTCCTGCAAATAATCAACTAGGTTTTGCTCCATGGTCTCCTATTGTAGATCCTGAAGTTGAGTATATTGAAGTGTTCAAACATTTTGTTGTTTATGTGACTACTCCTCAACCAGCAGCAATTGAAAATTACAATATGATTTTTAACAATTCTAATATTGTTACTCCCCCAGAGAAAAAATTGATTCTATGAAAACACTAAAACTTTTTCCAACAATTTTACATAAATTTGAAAATCCAAATCCTAGAACTGAAGAGGTAATTTCTTTAATAGAAAAACAAAACCCAATTCAGAAATTTGGAAATTGGCAGGAAATGAAAATTAAAACTACTGATGGAATTTTACACAGACTTTCAGAGTTTCAATTTTTAATTGATTGGTTTAAAGAGTGTTTAGAGCAGTATAAAGAATACTATCAATTGGATTGTGATGCATTAGATATTGCTGTATGCTGGGGAAATAAATCTGCTGTTGGTGAAAAAGCAGCACATCATATTCATAGTCACAATTTATCTTATATTAGTGCAGTATATTATGTGACCGAAGGATCGCCAACAGTATTTCTAGATCCTTTTTATAGTAAAGGTGGTGAACAAGTTGAAGTTTGTTGGAAAAAAAATCGTGAAATTGAAATTGAGGTGCATCCAGGTGCAGGGAATTTAATATTATTTCCAAGTTGGTTACCACATTGCTCTAGACCTCATCTGGAAAATTTTCCTAGATATACTATTAGTTTTAATGTTCTTCCAATTGGAAACATTAATTCTGGGATGTATGGATTCCCCATGGCTCACATTACATTAAATCATTATGGACAAAACTTTGAAAGCACTAAAAACACCTCTTCGATATCCAGGGGGGAAGAGTCGAGCAACGAAATTCCTTTTGCCCAAGTTCCCGAAGGAAATTGAAGACTATCGGGAACCCTTTATTGGCGGCGGTTCTGTAGCAATCGAATTTACCAAGCAGTTTCCTGATGTTCCTGTTTGGGTGAATGATCTTTATGAACCGCTCTATAACTTCTGGGTTCAACTTCAGAAGCGTCCAGATGGTCTGCATACTCTTTTGACAGCATACAAGGAAGAATATTCTACTCCAGAGGAAGCAAAGAAGTTATTTCTTCTTTCTAAAGATGATCTGAATAATTCTGAATCTGACCTTTGTAGAGCTGCAGCTTTCTATGTTGTTAATAAGTGTAGTTTTTCTGGTCTGACAGAATCATCTTCTTTCTCTCCTCAAGCGAGTGTATCAAACTTCTCAATGAAGGGAATTGAGAATCTTCCAAAGTATTCTGAGATCATTAAGAACTGGAAGATCACTAATCTTTCCTATGAGCATATGCTTGACGGAACTCCAGAAACCTTCATCTATCTGGATCCTCCTTATGATATTAAGGACAACCTCTATGGTAAGAAGGGAGAGATGCACAAGAAGTTTGATCATGAACTCTTTGCAAAACGGATGAACTTTACTCCATGCAAGTCTCTGATAAGTTATAATTCTTCTCTGTTTGTTAAGAGTCGATTTGAGGACTGGGGTGCATCTACTTATGAACTGACTTATACTATGCGATCCGTTGGGGATTACATGGATGATCAGAAAGACCGTGCTGAACTTTTGCTATTTAATTATGACCTATGAATTGAAGCACTATCTTAACTCTATCAACTTTGATAAGAATAATTTGATGGATGCAGATGAGGAAGCAGTAAAAGCATATCCTCCTTATATTATTAATCGTTGCCTCTCTGGATTTATGGACACTGTTCTGTATGCGAATGAGATGAACATGGCTTCGCATCTAGATAACAAGATGCAATACGACTTTTTTATAAATAGTATTCGTAAGAGAAAACGTTTCTCTCCCTGGTTAAAGAAGGATTCCCTTAAAGACCTTGAGTTGGTTAAGCAGTACTATGGTTATAGTAATGAAAAAGCTAAGACTGCTCTTGGGTTATTAACCAAAGAACAACTAAAATTTATAGAGTCTAAGCTTAATGTTGGAGGTAAAAAATGAGTGAAGTAGAAGTGAAATGGTCTGAAGAGTCTATGGTTGAAGTCCTTCTAAAGGAACCCGACGATTTTCTTAAAGTACGTGAAACTTTAACTCGTATTGGTGTAGCTTCTCGTAAAGAAAAGAAACTATATCAATCTTGTCATATTCTTCATAAGAAGGGTAAGTATTATATTGTTCATTTTAAAGAGTTGTTTGCTCTGGATCGTAAGGATACAAATTTTTCGTTAAATGATGTACAACGTAGAAATCGTATCATTCAATTACTATCTGATTGGGGATTGATTGAAGTTGTTAATGCAACTCAGATTGAAGATGCAGCACCATTAAATCAAATCAAAGTGATTGCATACAAGGATAAAGGTGAGTGGACACTAGAATCTAAATATAATATTGGTAAGAAAAAAGAAGCATAATATAAATAGAGGAGACCCCACCACCCTCTATTTTTAGAACGATGGAAACTCAAAGAAAGGAAAAAGGTATGAGCACAATCGTTAGAATTTCAGTTTTGAGTTGGAGTGCTGCACTACTTACCGCTAGTTATGCAGGTCTTCTCGCTAAGATGGACCCAACTTTTATTGCTACAGTTTTTACTGCTGCAGCTGCCACCTTTGGTGTTGATACTCTGAAGAAGGAAGAAAAGGATAAGGAAGATGCCAAACCAGATTCCGTTCCTGCAACCACCGCAGTCGAACCAACTCCAGAACCTACCGTACCAGCAATCCAACCAATCTTCGATACCCCAGTTGCAGCAGAAACAACTGCAGCAGCAACGAATAGCGAACCCTCAAGGTACGCTGATTCCGAAGCTTGATCCTCCTGTAATTGAGCAGATGCAAGTCCCTGTTTCTCGGGGACTTGCTTTACCTATATTTGATAATCCAGATACTTCAATTAAATATCCTGTGATTAATGTACCAACACAGGAAGAATTTAATGCAGCCGTAAAAGCAGATAGGGAAAAAGAACAGCAATCACAACAGGAAAAAAGTAGAGGATTACCTGACGCGAAACCAGAACTTCCTCCTGCTCTCCAGACCCTTCAGCAAACCCCTCCAGTAACGAAGGCAGAGATACCAGCAGAGAACCCTAGCATCACCATCGCAGGGGTCAAGGTGGACCTCCCAGACCCCTCTGTGGTCGCTACAGCAGGATCGGTGGCGATCGTTACGACTGCTGCTACGATTGGATCGACGGTGGTTTTTAATGCTCTTAAAAACGCAGCAGAACCGTTGATTCGAGAAGCAGCTAAGAATAAGTTCAAGATTAAGATTAAACAAGTTAAACCAGTATTACATTACGTTTTGACCGATAGCGGAAAGATTGATATCTTTCAGTATTCTTCGGATGGTACTAAACTTGTTGATACCGTTGATAATGTAGAGCAATATCTTAGAGATCAAGTTGACATCAATCCTCTTTACGAAGTAGAGAATAAAATTATTGTGGATGATGTTATTTCTGACAAATTTACAAAAGAGGGGCAAAAGAGATTTAAACCTCTATTTGCCCCTGCTAAAAAGATTGCTAAGAAGTTAGCTGCTAGACTATCATTTTAATGATGCTAGTTGTGCTGCTTTACGACGTTGTTCTTTTTCAATCTGTTCTTTAATCATTTGAAGAACGTTTAGTTTACGATCTTCGACGTTATACTTAACGCCACGATAAGTTGCGGTTGTCATTAGGTTTGCTCCTTTACTTGTTTAGGGTGAGGTGGCGTTCCTTCAGTCAACTTTTGCGTCTACTTTACACTCTTTTGGGGATATAATTTTTAATTCAGTAATCAACTCCATTTTTGCTTGTTTGGGAATGTTTTGTTTATGAACTCTCCCAGCAATCAACTGTGCTTGTAAGCAAGTCAATAAGAGTGTTTCCATAGATGAACGATCCGTTCCGAGTTAGCCTACTTCCGTCTGCATTATAGCAGATGAACGTACTTTATTTAGTGAACTATTTTTGTAATGTTTGATACCAAATTATTTGTTACCT